ACAGAAAACAACGCAGTTTTACAGCGATTGAACTCTAAAGGTAATGTACGCCCGTTTTCAGGCGGTAATGTTATCTTGGAAGAAATCATGTACAACGATCCAAATACTAACAATGCTAACTCTTATAGTGGCTACGAAGTATTGAACATCACCCCTGATAGCCCTATCTCTGCGGCTCAGTACAGCATTACTCAGTATGCTGATTCTGTGACAATGAGTGGTCTAGAAATGTTGCAAAACAGTTCCAAAGAAGCAATCATCGACCTTTTAGATGGTCGTATGCAAGTTTCTGAAGCCCGTTTGTTAAACCGTATCTCTACTGACATCTATGGTGACGGTACAGGTAATGGCGGTAAAAACATTACTGGTTTAGCCGCGGCTGTTAGCACTTCACCAACAACAGGAACGTACGGAGGAGTTAATAGAGCGAATTTTACGTTCTGGAGAAACCAAGCAACAACTGGTGCTGATTCATCCGCTTTGATCCAAGCCGCAATGACTACAGCCGCTATCAAGTCCGTTCGTGGAACTGATAAGACTGACTTAATCATCGCTGGTAACACTTTGTATCAGCGTTATGTAGGTTCTTTGCAAGCAATTCAGCGTATTGCTGGTGTAGAAGAAGGTGCGGCAGGTTTTGCTTCACTCAAGTTCTACGGTGGCGGTATGTCTGCTGATGTGGTACTAGGTGGTGGTATTGGTGCTCAAGAAACAGCTACATATATGTATCTCTTGAATACTAATTACATCTTCTTCCGCCCACACAAAGAGCGTAATTTCGTTCCTATCGGTGGTGAAAGACAGTCCATTAACCAAGATGCAATCGTGAAGTTATATGGTTGGGCTGGCAATTTGACAACTTCTAACTGCTCATTGCAAGGTATTTTGACAGGTACTTAATCGTATCTATTAACTTTACTTAACTTATAGAAAAGGAATTATCATGGCATATTCAACCCTACCCATCTCAGGTGTAGACCTTGTAGATACACAAACCGTAGTTGAATTAGCGGCTAACGGTACAACCGTACCAACATTTGGCCCAGCAGGTACACAAACTTTCGGTAGCGATGGTTTGCGTTATGTATGGGCAGTAGCAGGTGCGGCTATTACAGCTTCAACAGCTACTTGTTCAGTAAACGCATCAACCTTTGTTGCAACTGGTTCTGCTGGTACTTACTTAGCCCCAGCAGTCGCAATGGCTTCAGGCGATTATGGTTGGTTTAGCAAGGCTTCTGTTTGATTAGCTTAAAACGCTAAAATGTAGTAAAAACAGGGGGTTGGCTCACAAGGCTAACCCCTTTTTTCTTTAACTTTACCTAACTACTTAGGAGATTTAAAAATGGCACTTCCCTCAGATGAGCACGGAGCAGATGCACGCTTACAAGTACGCTTTTACAAAAAACCCATACAACAAGAGCAAGAATCAGTAGACGCTGGCAGACCAATATACAAAGAGTTCGATTTTGTACATATTTGCGTTGCTGGCGATACTCTTACTGAAATAGACACTTACGCACTTCAACAGCACAGACAGCGTTTCCCTATCCAATGGGCAAACTACATGAATCGGGTAGGTGCAAATGACGAAGAAGTGGTAGGAACACCTGTAGCAGAATGGCCTTTAGTATCAAAAAGCCAAGCTGAAGAATTACGGGCTATAAAGTTTTTTACCGTAGAAGCTATTGCAAGTGCGTCAGATCAGCAGTTACAGCGTATGGGAATGGCGGCAGGAATGTCACCTTTTGCGTTCCGTGACAAGGCAAAGGCATTTTTAAACCTAGCAACAAATTCAGCCGAAACAGACAAGCGTGAAAGCGAAATTAACGCTTTGAAAGAAGAACTTGCCAAAAAGGATCTAGAAACTGCTAAAATAAAGGCAGAAACAGATGCAAAGCTGGCTAAAATGCAAGATCAAATGGCCGCTATACTTGTTGCTGTTGGTGAAAAGAAACCCCGTAAGAAAGCGGTAGCCACAGAGGAAGCCTAATATGTCATCAACAATGCTTGAACTGGTACAACAAGTAACCAGCGAACTTAACTTAGCCGTACCTACTTATGTAGCAGGAAACACTAACCAAGATGTGCAACAAATTCTTGCGTTGATGAACCGTGCAGGGTATGACTTAATTAAGGAACACGACTGGCAAGCATTGGAGTTGGAATATCGCTTTTACACAACTGCAATAACCACAACCTGCGATACAACAAATAATAGCTATTTATTAAACAATATTCCAAGTACCGCAGGTTTGGACAATACCTATTCTATTGTTGGTACAAGTGTTCCTCAAGATACCTATGTTGATACCGTTCTTAATGCAACTAGCTTAAATAGTAGCCAGTTATCTTCAGCAACATCTGTAGGCGGTACAGTTACTTTCAGCAAGACTATTTACCCATTACCACCTGATTACGAAACCATTACCGATAACACGCATTGGGATAAAACTAAACATTGGCAAATGTTGGGCCCAGTTTCTGCACAACAATGGCAATGGCTTAAATCGGGTTACATTTCAACAGGCCCACGGGTTCGTTGGAGAATTTTAGGCAATCAATTTGAGATATGGCCACCATACAGCACCTTAGAATATTTAGGGTTTGAGTACCGTTCTAAGGGATGGGCGAGAAGTGCGGCTGATGCTGTTAAAAATAGCTTTACAGTCGATACCGATACATCCGTATTAGATGACGCAATTATTGTATTGCTGACTAAACTCAAATACTTCCAAATTAAGTCATTTGATACTACTGCATTGCAACAAGACTATATGCGTTACCTATCAATAGCTAAAGCTAACGATAAAGGATCAGCAACCCTATCTTTTGCACCCGCTCCAAGTGCCGTGCTTATTGGTTGGGCAAATATTCCTGATACTGGCTACGGGTCTTAGTAATGGCTGTCGCTAAGAAGTTCACAGCCGATGTAACTTCTCTAGCTTCCCCAATTGGGGGCTGGAACGCTAGAGATTCGTTAGCTGAAATGCAACCGTTAGATGCGGTGCAGTTAGTCAACTTTTTTCCTACACCTACCGATGTAACCCTGAGAAAAGGGTATTCACAAGCATCTACAGGTATTACGGGGGAAGTGCAAACCCTAATGAATTACGCAGGTTATGACGGTACAAATACGCTATTTGCCGTTGCCAACGGGGTAATTTATAACGCATCAACTTCTACTGCAAGTTCTGTATTTACAGGATTAGGAAACAGTAAATTCCAGCATTGCATGATTAGCACCGATGGTGGTAACTTTATTATTGCCGTGAACGGTCAAGATGCCGCTATGATTTATGACGGTACACGCTGGTACAAGATGGCTACCACGACCACCGCACAAACTATTTTATCTATTACAAGGGGTGGCACAGGTAACCTGACCGCTACCCTAACAACCGCTTCTGCACACGGCTTAATTACAGGTAATCGAGTTACTATTTCAGGTGCTACTGAATCAAATTACAACGGTACTTACGCAATTACCGTAACAAGCCCAACGGTTTTTACTTACACAATGGCAACCGCACCAGCGGCAAACGCTACTGTAGTAGGAACTTATACGGTTTTAGGCATAACAGGCGTAAACAGTAATGTGTTTGTTAATGTCAATATGTGCCAAAACAGACTGTTTTTTGTACAAAAAGACAGCATGACCTTTTGGTATCTACCCGTGGAATCTATCGGTGGTGCGGCATTAGATTTCCCATTAGGATCAATTGCCCGATCAGGTGGCTTTTTGCAAGCAATGGGTACATGGACTTTAGATGCTGGTTATGGCGTAGATGACTTATCCGCATTTGTAACCAGTATGGGTGAAGTTATTGTTTACAAGGGTACAAACCCTAGCGATTCTAATGCTTGGAGTGAGGTTGGAGTTTGGCAGATGGGTCAAACCTTTGCTAGACGGTGCTTTTTTAAGTTTGGTGGTGACTTGTTATTACTGACCCAAGACGGTCTAGTGCCAATGTCTGCCGCCCTGCAATCTTCACGCTTAGACCCAAGAATTAACCTGACCGACAAGATTTATTACGCTGTAAGCCAAGCGGCTACTATTTACTATGCTTCATTTGGCTGGCAAATTAATTATTTTGCTAGTGAAAATATGCTGATCCTTAACATTCCTACTGGTACAGGATTTGAACAGTATGTCATGCACACGATTACTAAGTCATGGGCTAGATTTACAGGGGTAAACGCTATTTGCTGGGAAGTATCAGGAAATAACAAGATTTACTTTGGGGCAAATGGATTTGTTGGCGAGTTTTATACCCAACCGTCAGATAACGGTGCAAATATTGTTGCAACTGCACAACAAGCCTACAGCTATTTTGACAGCCGTGGGCAGTTAAAACGCTTTACCCTAGTACGCCCTATCCTACAGACAGATAACGGCTTACCGACTGTTTTATGCGGTATTAGCACGGATTTTGACACAATACCATTAACTAACCAACTTGCTTTTAATCCATCTACTTTGGATGTGGGTGTATGGGACACCGCCCTTTGGGATGATGCTAATTGGGGTGGAACTTTAACTACCACTAAGTTTTGGCAAGGGGTTACAGGAACAGGTTTTGCTGGATCAATTAACATAAATGTTGCATCGCAAGGTATTGAGTTTCATTGGGCATCAACCGACTATGTAATGGAAAAAGGTGGAGTGCTGTAGTGCTATGTTTTGATAAGGATAAATTAGGGCCTTTCATCGCCCAAGAGTTAAACATGGTATGGACACCTGAAAATTCTAGGACAATTGGGTGGGTAACAGATGAAATAAAAGCAGTAGTTTGGTACGAGGACTTTAATAAAAAATCGGTAACTTGCCATATTTACTTAAAAAAAGGGTTAAATAGGCAATATTTACATACCATTTTTGATTATCCTTTTGTACAATTGGGGGTAGATAAGATTATTGCCCCAGTAGTAAGTAGTAACGACAAGTCGGTAGAGTTTGTCAAGAAATTGGGGTTTGAGGAACAAGCACGATTACTTGATGTTTTTCCTACTGGAGATTTGTTGTTTTTTGTAATGTCAAAAGACAAATGTAGATTTTTAGGAGAAAGATATGGGAAAGTCAGC